CAGGGTTAAGACCTGTTGGCGGCAGAAACGGGGGGTGGGTGGAAGAGAAGGATGACTCTTCATCTGCCGAATCTGATCCATCTGAAGAAAAAGATGATCTACCCCATAGGAGAGAGGTCTGGCAACCGGACTCTGATATTGAATCTTTTGGTTTTGTGGCGCCACGCGCTGTGAAATCTGATGTGGTTCATATCCCTCCAGCGATTTCCGACATTACAAAAATCGCTTCTGTCTTAAAGAACAGCACTAAACGTGCCATCGAGAGAAGTAATAGGATGGTTAGATCTTTGGCTTCGATTCCTTCTGCTTCAGCAGGAGGGGATGACGAGCCTAAAGTGGACACATTCTCACTCGGTGATATTTTAGGTGTTGATTCTTTTGGTAGTACATTGATCGTCAATCCCCCTCCTGAGTTTGTTAAAACATGGAATGCTGCGTACTTTCGCAACATTCTTGCTAAACGCGAATTCAGGGGGGAGAAGGTCATGGTGCGCTATTCTAATGTGTTAGAAGAACACTGCGACTCAGGGTATTCTGTACTCTGGGATTTGGAGGTGTTTGACACTTTGGTAGTCTTTGATTTACTATGTTGTCCTGATTTACATCCCATGGTCATTGAGTTTTGTGAGGATAAACTCTCACAGAACAATCCTACTCATATCAGCCCTTTGTATTATTATACTGATAGAGTGGATATCAATTGCACAGTTGACCATTGTGATTCTTACGGGACTTCATTGTATTCGAAGAGCGCTCATGCCCTTAGGGGATCCGTGTATGAAATTGTGGGTGGTGCTGCTATGGTTGTGGATGGTTTCATCCGCTCTTGCACTACTAGAGGAGGCCTGCGAAAGATTTCCTTGAGAGAGTATGGATTAAACAGGTTCGAGGGCATTAATTTCCGTGAAAGGAAGTTTAGACCTAAGATGCACTCTGGTTATATTCAGTATTCTTTCAATGATTGTTGTGGTGAGTTGGAAATTTCTAAGACTTTACAGGTTTTGGAAGTTCAGGTCATCAATAAAACGATCGATTCTTTTAGCTATTCTTGGAAGCGTCTTTTGTTCGTTCTGAGTGATCAGTTCGAATATAACAAGGACATTGTCATGTCGTATGTCGACCCAGTGTTGACTACCACTTCCATGGCAAAACACTCTAAGATGAAGCTTACTGGAAATCTTTTACAACTAATGGAAGGCGATGTGATTCAAACAATGAGAACTTCTGAGTTTTATACCAATTTACAACTGGTTAATCCTTATTTGCACTCAACCGTTCAGAAGAACAATTGTCAGGTGGTGAGGAACGAGATGTTTAGATTGAAACATGAGACTGTTCATAGGAATTTGGATAGTTCTTCGGTTGTGTGGTGGTTAAACACCATGTATTCCAATTATGGTTCTTCTGCTCCTACATTCTCGTACAAGGTCTTCATCATCCTTACGTCCATTTTTGTTGTTTTAGTGGGTACAGTGTCTATCTATTTGACACTAGTGCATCCTTTCCGCCCACAGAGTCACGCATTGGGCAATTCAACCTTTGCCATCGGGACTGATGACTATGGAGCTGCATCTCCGTCATCTTTTCCAACTTCAATGCCCTCGCGTGAACCAGGAAATGGAGGTCACAGTGCAGAAATGTATTGGATTTCTTTTCCTGTCATCCTTGTTGTTGCCCTCAGCAGTTTAGCTTACTGGTTTTACCGGGAAAGCAAGCACCTACTGCTACAGGACGCTTATGTTAATCTAGTGAGAGGCGTCACTAATGGAGAGCGCTTTGCGCAAACTATTTTTGGTGTTTATCCCTTATCCGTTGAAGAGGTTCCTGTGAGAAGACATGATTTTCACTCTAACTCTGCCATGGATTTTAGGTCAGATGTTGTTATTGTTACAAACCCATCAAGTATCATAACTGATGGTATACAATCATTGCCTGCTAGATTTACCACCCAAGCTTTTGCTGAATACATCTTTCATTTGGACCCTTTGAAGGTTTCAGGTAACGTGGACTTTTACTATACTGGACTGGCCTCCTGGTTCAGTGCCCCACTTAAATCTGATACTTCTTTGGCAGCCATGGTTCGGCAGAAAATCTTGAAAGCTCCTCCGATGTCACCTGAATTACAGGCTGTCGAATGGACCTCTAAAGTGCACAATACCAATTTGCTGAGTTTGCTTCTTCCTGGTGTGAATCGGGAGGATTATCTCGACGATTTGAGTGCGGAGGACATAGATGCTTGGATTGCTTCTTGCAACGTGATATCCAAACGTAGACTCTACGAGAGGGCATGGGAGTCAATGGATCATGATCCTGATCGATATGTTGATGGTTCAATTGGCATCATTCCGAAGCTAGATGAATTGTTGATGATTGACAAGACATCAGTGCGACCGATTTTTAATATGGGGCCTGAGATGGCTGTGTATTTTGGTTGTGCAGTTGAGAGAGCTACAGTGAACCTCAAAAGAATGTGGGACGGTTACGAATCATATCAACTTGGTTTGTGGACTTATTATCCTGTGTTTAGTTCTGGGTTGAGTTATGTTGAATTAGGAGAAATCCTGACTCGATTTTTACTCAACACAGACATGCACTCGTCTGTCTTGCATTTCGCTGCTGGTGATGACACGTACATATTGGCTAGAGATTCTAGTGGCATTGTAGTCCTAGAACAGGATTTCAGTCAGTATGACGCTTCGCAGTCTTTTGTTTATGATGATGATGGAGTTCCGAGAGGACCTCTAGCAAATTCACTTAACTTTTTAGACCGGTTAGGAGTGGAGAATCACAGGTTGCAAAACTTGTTATCTTCGTACTTGAGGAGGGCCAATGTGGTCTTCTCTGAATCAAGGCTCCAACTTGATTTCACCAGTAGTTGTGTGTTTCCCACTGGCTCTTCCATGACTACTTTTAACAATACCGTTAACAACATAACCTCATTTTCCGTTTTGCTTGTCGGCATGACCAGTGGTATGGTCAGTGATTTGAGGGAAGAGTTCATGGCGCCTACCAACGCCATATCGGCACTTGGTTTCAAGTGTAAGGTGAAAAGCTTCAGCGGAGTCTCTGAAGCGACGTTTTTGAAAGGTCGATTTTCCATGTTTCAATACCAGGTTGAAGGAGACAATGGGAGTGTTGACGTTCGAAATGGGTATTTGTGGCATCCTGATTTGTGTGCAAGCTTGAAGTATGGCAAGGCTAAGATAAACCCCGTTTCCATTTATGGTGGAGACTTCAAAACTGCTTTTGCTAAATATCTTCATGGTGTTGCCATGAGTTGGGATTTCTACCCGAAGGTACCCATCCTTCGAGCTTTCATAAAGCGAGATAAGAAAGACCGCGGATTTGAAGATGTACAGTGGGAACCAGATCCGTACAAACCATTATCCCATTCTCGAGAAGTGACTATCCTACAGTCGCCAGACTTCTCCGAGATGCTCCACGCATACAATCTGTCACTTGGTGATGTCGATCTCCTGGAGAACTTAATATCGACTTCGCCCCAACTTTCTGTCATCTTTGCGGGTGATATGATAGAACGTATGCACGCGTTGTATGAGTAACGCTAGGCTCTTGAGCCTGAGGGTCCCTTACTACCTGAAAGGAAGGCACCTCCATCGGGTGAACACATTAGCGAAAGCACCGATTCCTATGCAGAGGGGGCCGCTGGGGCCGGAAAACCAGACCTTCGGGGCCGTATTTTG